TGAGGCTGCTCACGTTGAGAAGTTAGAAGATCTGTGGACAGCACTCTACCCTACGTTATCCACAGGTGGACGATGCATCGCTTTATCCACACCCAATGGTGTGGGTAACTGGTTCCATCAGAATTGCGTTGAAGCCGAATCCGGAACGAACGACTTTCATATGACCACGTTGCTGTGGGATGTTCACCCCGACCGCGACAAGAAGTGGTTTGACAAAGAAACCAAAAATATGTCCAAGCGACAGATTGCCCAGGAGCTTGAGTGCAACTTCAACGTTTCCGGCGAAACTGTTGTCCATCCCGATGATCTTCAATGGTATCTAGAAAAGATAACAGCACCCGAATACCGCACTGGATTTGACAGAAACTATTGGATCTGGAAACAATACAATCCGGAACTTCCATATCTGATAGTAGCTGACGTCGCTCGCGGCGATGGTAAAGACAACAGCGCTTTTCACATCATAGAACTACAAAATCTTGAACAAGTCGCTGAGTATGTGGGTAAACCAACACCAGATGATTTTGCTGACATTCTCTCTAATGTGGCAAATGAATATGGAAACCCTATGTTAGTGATAGAAAACAATAATATTGGCTTTGCAGTACTTAAAAAATTGATTGATAAAGGGTATCCTAACTTATACTTTACTACAAAGGGTGACCATCAATACGTCGACCCCATGACAGCACAATGGCAATCAAACGTAATTCCCGGCTTTACAACCTCTTCCAAAACAAGACCACTGATCGTAGCGAAAATGGAAGAGTTTATGAGAAATAAACTAATTACGATTAATTCTAACCGTCTACTTTCTGAAATGAAAACATTTATTTGGCATCATGGAAGACCACAGGCGATGAGAAGTTATAACGATGATCTAACGATGTCGTTTGCTATTGGGTGCTGGGTGAGAGATACAGTGATCGTGGAAAGTCAAAAGAATGTAGAGTATAGTAAGTCATTCTTATCTGCGATAAGTACGGCGAAAACATCTATTGCTACAACAATCCCTGGAATGCAGGGTCACAAGATTACAAAAGAGTCTGAAAGAGCCAAACAGGCAGTAGATTTTCAGCAACAATACATAGGACTATTAAAGGGCTAGGATAAAACATGGCTAAAAGAGAAAACAACCCAAGAAATCCAGCGTCACCGCTGTTCAAAAGACTGACCAGACTTTTATCTGGCCCGGTCGTTAACTACCGCACGCAGGTTGGCAGACAAGAAAAAAGAGCAGATCTAGATAAATATCGTTATCGTTTCCGCTCAATGTCAGGACAGGAGTTTAAGAGACATGATTCAAACATGTCTCAGAACTATAACCTTTTCACATCGGCTGCTTTTCGTAATCAGGGACGCGCCGAAAGATACATTGACTTTGAGCAGATGGAGTACATGCCAGAGATTGCGACCGCTCTCGACATCTACGCTGACGAGATGACTACATCAAACGAGTATGATCGTCTTTTAAATATTGATTGTCTTAACCACGAAATCAAGACTATCCTTGAGTCCCTATTCTATGACGTTCTTAACATTGAATTCAACTGTTTTGGTTGGGCTCGTTCGATGTGTAAGTACGGAGACTTCTTCCTGTATATGGACATCGATGATAAGATGGGCATCACATCTCTTATCGGCATGCCAAACAACGAGGTTGAAAGACTAGAGGGACAGGACCAGACAAATCCAAACTACGTCCAGTATCAGTGGAATGGCGCTGGAATGACTTTTGAGAACTGGCAGGTTGCTCACTTCCGCATTCTTGGCAACGATCGTTATTCACCATACGGTACATCAGTGCTTGATCCTGCTCGTCGCATTTGGCGACAGCTTACACTTCTTGAGGATGCGATGATCGCCTATCGTGTTGTCCGCGCACCAGAGCGCCGAGTATTTAAGATTGACGTCGGTAACATTCCGCCACAAGACATTCCGCAGTATATGGAAAAAGTTAAGTCGGAGATGAAGCGCAACTCTCTTGTTAACGCTACAACTGGTCGAGTGGACCTTCGCTACAATCCCCTATCGCTTGAAGAAGATTACTTTATTCCGATGCGTGGTGGCGTTGGATCAGAGATTGTATCGCTCCCTGGCGCCAAGTCTTTGGACGACATTGAGGATGTTAAGTATCTTCGCGATAAGTTGTTCGCAGCGATTAAGATTCCACAGTCTTATCTTACCAACCTTGAAGGTGGTACAGAAGATAAAACTACCTTGGCACAGAAGGATATCCGTTTCGCAAGAACTATTCATAGACTTCAAAGATCGTTGGTTTCCGAATTGGAGAAGATGGCGATAGTGCATCTTTACACATTAGGCTTCAGAGGTCAAGACCTTTTAGGATTTAAGATTACTTTGAACAATCCCTCACGCCTTGCCGAACTACAGCAGCTTGAGTACATGAAGACAAAGTTCGAAACTGCCACTTCAGTTCCAGAAGGCACGTTCTCAAAGCGTTGGGTAGCTGCCAACATTCTTGGTATGTCGGACTCTGAGTTCCTTCGTAATCAGCGCGAGACTTTTTATGATCGCAAATACCAGCAAGCTCTAGAGGGTGTTGTCGATGAAGGCGCAGAACTTGGCGGCGATGAAGGCGGACTCGGAGGCGACTTAGGTGGCGATTTGGGCGGCGATTTGGGAGGCGACCTAGGGGGAGACCTAGACTTGGGCGGTGACGAGCTTGGAGGCGAAGCTGGAGAGGCTGAGGACGATGTTCTCTTAACCACCCCGGGACGTAGAGAAGATAATCCTACAAGACACGAAGGCGCCCCGCACAAGCCTGTCAAAGTTGATAAGAGAAAAGGCTCTTCTACGAGACATTCACAAGGACCAATGAAGAGAGAATTAAAGCGCATGGTTCGGGGACCTGAGATGGGCACAACCTCCAGAACTGTTCACCCTGGCAAACTTGGTATGCCTGACTTTAGATCGCTTGTTGGTCTGGAAGAGAATATCAAACCTACTTATACTAAGGATGAAAAGACACTTTTTGAGAACACCAATAAAGTTCGTATGTTAGTAGACCAAATGGAAAATAAAGAGGAAGACAAAAATGAAGCATAATAAAAAAAGAAATACAGCCTTTATTTATGAAACGCTTACACGAGAACTAACAAAAGCAATCGTTGACAAGAACGACAACAAAAAGAAAGTTGTTCTTACGATTATTAAGGAAGGCTTTGGTAACGAAACGGCCCTCGCTAAAGAACTTACCCTTTACAAGATTTTGCTTGAGACAAGAAACATCCAGGCTAATGTGGCTGAGAGAATGCTTCAGGAAACAAAGCTAGCTTATTCTAAGTTGGATTCCGGTGAGGTATTCGATGCACAGTCTCAGATGATTGCTGCAATGAATAAGCAGTTGGGTAAAGATATCTGGTCCAACTTTGTTCCAAACTTTAAATCACTTGCTTCCATCAGCGCTATTTTTAATACCAAGACTCCTGTAAAAAGCAAGGTTCTGTTTGAGCAGTCAATCGTTGATGCGATGAGCAACGAGCAAACACTAGCCGAGTCAAATAAGATGGAATCTCTGGACAATCTTACCTACAACTCTTTTATTAAGAAGTTCAACAGTAAGTACACAAATCTCCTCAAGGAGCAGAAAGATCTGCTCAATCAGTATATCACAAGTTTTGCAGATGACGGGTTTGAGCTTCGTATTTACTTGAACGAAGAATTGCAAAGACTTAAGGGTCTAATTAGTGACGCGAGTCAGAATACAGACGAGCCCCTCATTTCGCAAAAACTAAGTGAAGTGTCCGAGTATCTTGAGGAGTTCCGTAAGCGCGAGTTTGCGGACAAAGATCTAAACAAGATTCTTAAGACACAAGAACTTGTACAGGAACTAACTCAAAATGATTAGCATCAAGATTGGCGGACCACAGGCCACAGTAGAACTTAAAGCGCGCAAAGCTCTCGATGGTTCGCTTCTTATTATGGATCACAATAAAATTGATATTGCTGTGATGCCGAAGCAAATGAAAGTTACAACGATGCCTAAGACGACAATCTCGGATGATGTCTATGATTATCAGGATCGTCTGTTGGAGTTGCTAGCCGATAAAGGAATTGTTGATCGTTCCACCATCCAGGGAGGAAATGTATTCCGTTCATTAGAAGGAAAGATTTTTGAAAATGATGAGGTTAATCCTTTGCAGGCTGCCACTTATGTAATCGCTGAGTTTATTCACTACGAGGCTGAGCACGAGCGCATTGCCGACGAGTATGAGAGAGAGTTGGAAGATATGTATACGCATCCATCCGACCGCGACTCCACCGAATACGGCGAGGTTCCACAGTATGCCGAAAAGGGCTCAATGCGTCCTGGCTACTACTATCATCCACTACGCAACCGGTACTAAGTTATGTCTGATATGAAACTCATAATGGAAAGCTGGCGCTCATATGGTCGCGTCCTTGAGCAGGAGTATTCAGATTGCCCTACTAATAATGTTAAATTATCAGACGTTGCTTTAAGTATGGTCGGCACTATAGAAGACGACGAGCAACGCGCAAAGGAGATTGATAAGCTTGAAAAACAACTTAATAGTCCCCTTAAAGCAAGACTTGAAGATCTCGAACCGCTTGTCGGCGTTCTGGTCGGCGCGGGTGCTCTCTTTGCCCCGGCAACTGGCGGGCTCTCAGTGGGCATCGCCGGTCTTGTTGGGGCAACGGCAGGGCTAATTAGTAGCTTACTTCAACGGTCAAGCGCCAAAAAGATTGATACTGGCAAGAAAGAAATTCGACAACTTTTAAATGTTTTTTGCATTGACGATGAAACACTCGATTTGATCTCCAATGAGTATGAGGCAAAATACTACAACGAGTCAGGCATTTTTGATGAAATCAAAAGGCTTGTCGCCCAAGCCCTACAGGGCGACGACATGGAGGTCCCTGACCTGACCAAGCATTTGGTAACCTGGATTAACAGCAACACTGAATATAAAAATTCAGATGCTTCATCAATTGAAATGAAAAGATAAAGATAGTGGAACTATTACATTTTATACTTGCCGCTTACGGCATGACATTTATTATTATACACGGACACATCTTTAATAAGATCCGCCCACCCTGCAAATCAATGTGGGGATTTGGTCGTTTATTCCACTGCCATTTGTGTATGGGATTTTGGGTTGGTGTGTTTCTGTGGGGCATAAGTCCCTATACGGAACTATTTAATTTTGACTATACGCTCGTAGATGCATTTCTATATGGGTGTATTAGTGCTGGAACTTCATACTTTTTGAGTATGTTGGTAAATGATTTCGGGATCAAACTGGTCCATAAGGGAGGTGAATCATGAAAAAGTGGCAAATCCAGCCCGTGCGCCGCTGCTGCTCCGGTAGCTGACTATCTGTGGGGGTGAAAGCCCCCACGTTAAATTTTTAAACTTTAAGGGAACCAAAACAATGGCACGCAGAAAAAATGTAAAACGAATAGACCCAAGATACTTCTTGAACGAGACAGTGAATCGCAATGATGATGGTTCCCGACTTGAAGAGGATCTCGATGAGGGACTTTATGGAGATATCGATCTGGCAATGCCGGCCGACGAGCGCAGCGCGGAAGAACTCGCTGCCGACGATCTTGACGCGTCTGGTGAAGAGCGTCTCGCGTTTGAGAAAGACCCTAGGGCTCACTCGCGCGCTGCACGTACAATCGATCGATCCAACTATGCCACGAATCCTCCCGGCAAACAAGACATTTACCAGTTTCTTAAACAAGACCACCCAGAGGTTTGGGCAATGTGGAACCAGGAAGAAGAGATCGAAGAGGGATTCAAAGACTTCGTTCAGGGTGCTGACGACTTTATGGGCGACCTTATGCTGGGCAAGCCCCGGGGATACAGCAAGGACGCGCGCCAGAAACGTGCCCGCATGGACGCCGACACCGCAGCGCTCGACCAGAGGGTTGCCGATCGCGCTGCCCGCAAGAAGGAAAAAACCGCCAGCGACAGGGCGAGTGCGCAAGATCGAGCAAAGAGAAGAAAAGCCCAGGACATCCGAAACCGCCAATTAGATAAGTGGGAAGCCGGACAGAAAGAAAAGGAACGCGCCGAAAGAGATCGTAAGAGTCGCGAACGTGACCGCGATTTCGATGGTCCGACCCGGGCGTACAGAACAACCTACGAAGAATAATTATGGCCCAATTACTACGAGAATTTTATGAACTATGCGAAGGCGGCGTCTGTCAGGACTTACTGACGGAATCCGAGAAGTCCTTTGTCCGTGATGGTGGTATGATGTTGACCGGCAAACTGCAGGAGGCAGAGGTACAGAATGGCAACGGTCGCGTGTATCCGCTCCCGGTCTTGCAGCGAGAAGTAAAAAGATACAAAGATGTTGTTGATGATCGCCGCGCCCTAGGCGAGCTTGACCATCCAGAGTCTTCTATTATTAACCTTGTCAATGTGTCACATATGATTACAGAGGTATGGATGGATGGATCATCAGTAATGGGTAAGTGCAAAGTTCTTGACACGCCGTCAGGACAGATTCTACGCGCTCTGGTTGATTCGGGTGTCAAGATCGGCATCTCCTCCCGAGGCATGGGATCCGTAAGCGAAAGAATGGGCAAGACAATTGTGGAAGATGACTTCCAGTTAATTTGTTTTGACATTGTGTCCGAGCCTTCAACCCCAAATGCTTTCATGGCTTTGTCAGAAGGCAAGCTAATGAACGAACAAGTTCAGAAAAATAACAAGATTATTAATCTTATGAATGAGATTACTGGGGACTAAGAAATGAAAATATCAGAAGAAAGATTGAAAAAGATCATTAAAGAAGAAATTGATGCTGCAGTTGAGGAGGGCTTACTTGATAGACTTAAGGCTCGTGCTGCTAGCGCCAAAGGGAAAGCAGCCAGCGCTGCATCCAAATTAGGCGCCAAAGCTGCTGGTGCTCTTGGTGCGCCTGAAGCTGCAGCAGAACTTGAGCGCGCGGCGGCAGCGAGAAAAGGTGCTGCTCAAGATAAAGAAGTGGTTGTGTTGAGAAAGTCACTAGGCAAAAGAATAAAGAAGGTTCAAGCTCGATTTCAAAAAGAATTACAAGCTGCTCTTATTGACGCTGTAAAGCTAGGATTGGATGACAATAGGGCTCAACAAATAGTTTACGGTGATCTCAACAAAGTAAACGTATCTCTTAAACAAGCCATTGAAACATTGGCCGGTGTCGCAGCCGAGGAATAAATGAAAAAATCAGAATTCAAAAAACTAATAAAACCTATAGTTCAGGAATGTATTAAGGAATCGCTTCTTGAAGACGGGTTAATTTCCGGTGTTATTGCCGAGGTTGTCAAGGGCATGTCCTCACAGACCTTAATTGAAGCCAAAGCTCCAGAGCCAAAAGTGGAACCTGCTATGGAAAGAATGAAAGCAAATGCATTCAGTAAAGAGCAATCGGGTAAACTTAAGCAACACAAAAAGAAACTAATGGCTGCTATAGGCGGCGGGGCATATAACGGCGTTGACTTGTTTGAAGGCACAACGCCGGCGCCATCCGAGCAGTCACCAACGTCTCAGGCGTCATCGATGTCTGGACAGTCTTCACAAGACCCTGGAGTTGATATTACCAACCTTTTTGGATCAGTGGGACACAACTGGAATGCTCACATGAATGAAATGAAAGAGAGAAAATAGTAAAATGCCTGTCAATGTTAGAGTCACTAAAAGACGCGGAGAATCCGACGAAAAGCTAATCAGAAGGTTTAATCGCAAGTGTAAGAAACAAAAAATCGTACAGGAATATAGAAGTAAAACTGATTATTATATTAAGCCTTCTATAACAAAGCGATTGAAAAAACAAAAGGCCATTCGTGAGCAACAGAAGCAAGTAAGAAAAGAACAAGAGAAATTGTTTAGGTAATCTTGTTTTACTTTACTATTTAATAACGGAGAGATATAGATGTCAACATACAATTATAAGCCGGGTCTGGGTCTGGTAGGAGCCTATCAGGTTTCCGGTATTCCCTTTGTCAAAGGACCCATCGACAATGCGTCAGCTGGTGCTGGACCGCATAAAATCACGTTCCCCAATGTGACCAAGTTTATATCGGTAACAAACACAGATGAAACTAACGAGCTAATCTGCGGTTTTAGCTCCCTTGGAGTTAGCGAACTAACTAATGTGTTTGTGGTTCCGGCGACATCGTCCGTGCTATACGAACTAAAAGTCACAGAGTTTTACTATACGGGCTCAGTGGATGCTTTTGGTCTTCTTGCTGGGCTGACCTTTATCAATACGGATCAACTTGACCACACTGCTCTTTCACCGTCTGGTTCAAACTGGTCTGGCTCCCTTAACGCCTCAGTGGGGTAGCGCCCCGTGTCTGACCCTAAGAACAAATGGACGCAACCTGATGCGCCCCCGCCCCCAATGTTCTTTGGGCAAAACGAGCGTGACCTTGTAAAGCAAGTTAATGATGAGCTGGCCGAACGTGTTGTAGGTCAGTCAGTAGCTTACTATTCTGTCAGCATGAAAGACACTGACTTTAATTCAACATACGGCGAAGCAATAGATAAAGTTACGCTTCCGCCCGTGCGCGTGTTTGCGTACGTTATTGTTGACAACGAACAAGATAATGAAAAGTATGGATATGAATATCAATCCAAACTTACAATTAATTTTAATCGCCGCCGATTGGTCGAAGACCAAAACCTTTTTGTTCGCGCTGGCGATTTTGTTCAATATGGCGACTTATTTTACGAAATAGTAAAAACATATAATGATACAAGATATTACTTTGGACAAGTAGAGCACAAATTTCAAGTAAGTGCTGAGTGTGTTCGCGCTCGTAGAGGTCTATTTAGAGTTAAGGAAGCTATTACAAGACCTTAAAGGAGTAACGAGTGAATGTCCGATCCAAAAAATAAATGGACAAGACCCCAGACGCCACCGGCGCCAATGTTTTTTGGTGAAAAGGAGCGTAATCTTGTAAAGCAAGTTAATGATGAGCTAGCCGAAAGAGTTCTTGGTCAAACAATAGCTTACTATCCCATAAGTATAGAAGAATCAAACTTCAATGATGTTTATGGCGAAGCTAAAGAAAAAGTATCCTTGCCACCGGTGCGCGTGTTTGCATATGTCGATGTTCAAAATGAACAGACCAATACTAAGTTTGGTTACGAATATCAAACTAAACTCACAGTTAACTTTCATCGTCGCAGACTCGTAGAAGATCAGAATCTCTTTGTTCGCGTCGGTGACTTTGTACAGTATGGCGATGTGTTCTATGAGATTGTTAAAACCTACAATGATACTCGCTTTTATTTTGGACAGGTAGAACACAAGTTTCAAATTAGCGCCGAGTGTGTAAGGGCCCGGGATGGCGCGTTTAGAATTGTCCCCGGTATAGATCGACCTACCTTGCAACAGCAGGAAGAGTCTGATGTTTCATCCCCCGCTCCGCGACCGGTGCCATACCCTCCCTTAGAGGCGACGTACATCACACTTAATTCAGAAATCAAGCTACCAAATGAAAGAAGGCTCGCAGCGGGAACAGGTATAGAGTTTGTTGATGCAGGACCTAATAGCACCCTTACTATCTCCGCGACCGGCGAAGCTGCCGACGGTATCGTTGGTGCAGTGCAATTGCAGTCTGGGTCTGGCGCGTTTACGGGAGACAGTAACTTAGTCTTCCTAACTGGCTCTGGGCGCCTAGGCGTAAACACTTTTACACCAGATGTGACTCTAGAAATAGGAACTAGCTCTGTAGACACCAGCCCAGCAATTCGTTTTACGGGGTTACGTCCAAGGATCCAGTTTTTTGAAACCGACCAGACGACTCAATATCAAATTCAGTCCTCTAACGGTATGCTGAAGTTTCAGACACAAAACAATGATTTTGATAGTGCCACGGTTCGTTGGCAAATGAATTCAAGCGGTAATATGGCGTTTCGCGACGGCGCCGCAGGAGAGCCAATCCCAGCCAGAATTTATATATCAGGTTCTGGCAATCAAAATCTTTTGCAAGTCTCTAGTTCGGCGGCGGCTGATATATTAGTCGTAACTGGCTCGGGTAAAGTCGGTGTTAGAACCTCTAACCCATCTCATGAACTAACTGTTATAGGGGGACTCTCTGCGTCAGCCAACTCTTTCTTCGGCGGCGATGTTTCAATTGCCGGCACACTTATTGGTGGATCACCACTTAAGATCGCCGGCGCAATTGAGATTCATGATATTTCAAATGGCGGCGGTGTTGTCGCTAGCCTGGGCGATGTGTCTGAAGATGGGACAACCACGATGTCAGCCAGCGCTGGTCAGTTTGCTAATGTAACCTCAACAACTCTTATATCAGCCAGTGCAATGACAGCGACTACTTCTTTGTGGCATAACCTGACATGCTCATCCTTTGTGTCAGCAAGCTTGTATTTCGGTGATGGGCGACATCTTACAAACGTTACAGCATCAGCCATCACAACAGGAGACGGCCCAGTTGGTGCCCTTCAGTTTAGGGTTGACAATCCAATTTCAAATGAAATCAGTGGCACGACAAAAGTGTCATATAATGTTGCCAACAATAGGCTGACAGTTAATGGCGGTTTAGCACACAATAGAGTGTCTGTGGCGACAAGTTATACTGCGTCAGCTGGAAATTATATTATTGGTGTATCAGCAGTTCCAACAAACATATTGTTTAATGCCACAGATTTTTCTGCGGGTCAGACTTTAGTTGTTAAAGACGAGTCCGGACAAGCCTCTTCTGCAACCTCCGTAATTCTTAACCCAGCAGGATCACAAACGATTGACGGAGCCCCAGCTATATACCTTGAATCACCTTACGGATCGGTGTTCCTATACACCGATGGGTCCGACTGGTTTATTTATTAAAATAATTTAAAATATTTCTGATTCTTAATCGTCCAACTGGTATATATTTCAAGAGACTGATGTGGGTATATTTTAGATTCCTTCTCCTCCGTAGTGCTACCCTAAATTTGTGATTATAGTCTCGGTCATTTCCATAGGAGGATTTAAAAAATGGCTTATAAATTCCAAAGAGGATCTGCGATCCTTTCAGGTGCCCTTCTTCAAGAGGGTAACGTAGAGCTTGCTTCCGGCTTCGAAGTTGTTATTGGTAACGCTTCATTGTCGGAGTCTGAGCTTGAGATGCTTGACGGCATCACAGCTGGTTCAGTATCAGCTAATAAGGCAGTTGTTGTTGACGCTAACAGTGACGCTGACGGTTTCCGCAATGTCTCTGGTTCAACTCTGCTTGAGTTCGGCTCAGCTACATTCCTTGGTGGTTCAGTCACTGCTGCTACTTCGTTCATCATTGGTTCTGCCGATCTTAACGAAGCTGACATGGAGAAGCTCGACGGCATCACCAACGGTACTGTTGCTGCTTCTAAGGCAGTTGTTGTAGACGCTAACAAAGACGCTAGCGGTTTCCGTAACGTCGATGGCGACGGAGATCTGACAATGGCTACCATCACAATGACTGGTTTTGCAGTCGACGCTGATGGTGACACGGCTCTTAAGAGCCTTAAGGTGGACGATGGATCAACCATCGGTCCAGATTCAATCAGTGACATGATTACACTTGCTGGTGGTGGTGACATCACAATCAAGGACGGTGCTTACGACTTTGACATTGCATCTCACGATGCGACTAACGGTCTAAAGCTTGGTGGCGTACTCGTCACCTCGACAGCTGCAGAGCTTAACTTAGTCGACGGTATCACCGCCGGTACAGTTGCTGCTTCCAAGGCTGTTATCGTTGATGCCAACAAGGACATTTCAGGCTACCGTAACGTAGACGGCACTGGCGATCTCACAATGGCTACCATCACAATGACTGGATTCTCAGTCGACGCTGATGGTGACCTTAGTGCTAAGAGCCTTGTCTCTACCTCGACAGTTTCCGGTTCCGGTCAGCTCCAGGGTGCATCCGTTGCAGTCGACGGCGCTGGCGAGTTCGGCGGCGCGATCTCCGGTTCCAGCAAGCTTGAGCTTGGTGGCACAGTTCGTCTTGACGGTGTTGCATCCGCAGTGGCTGCTGCAGCAGACTTGGTTTACTTCCGAGATGCTGACGACAGCTTGATGAAGGGTGATTCTTTCGCTGAC